GCCGCCGCCCTTGTATTCGAAGGTGCGTGCGAACGGATTCGTACCAGTGGTCTTGAATTCGCGTTCGCAGTATCGCGATATCGCATCTGAAGCACGCGTAATCATCGCGCTAATTTCAGCGTCTTGCGTGGTGTCGCTCGCAGACTTCTGAAGAAAGCTGCGAACAATGGCGAGCGTAGTCAGGTCTTGCGCTGCCACGTGACCTAAAACTCAGTCTTCGTCTTCTTCGTCTTCTTCGCTGCGCGCTTCTGCGGCGTTTCGGGCTTCGCGCCCAGCTCAGTCAGCTGCTTTTTGACAGCCGCTGCGCGATCTTTCTTGCCGTAGCGCTCATAGCCGGTAAGCTCAGCAGTAAGCGCTGCGATCAGCTCAGCCTTCTGTTCGTCAGTCACGAAGGTATCTCCTGTGTTCGAAGTTTCAGTGAAAGTCGAAGGCGACCCGCCAGATCGAAAATGACCTGACGGGCGCCAGTCGACGGGTGGTGCTGGTGCTCGACCTAGAAGGTCGGGGCGACCAGACCAGTGCCGGAAATGACCGAAATGGCCTTCGGGCGACGCGCGTGAAGCTGCGCGTAGTAATTGTGCGCACGTACTCGAACGGTGAGCGTTCCGCTTCCAACATCGCGGAAAGTCTCCAAGTACGGGCCGCCGTCTTCCCACAGATACAGGTCAGGAACAGACGCGACGATGATACGGTCTTCGTCTGTGCCACTGCCCAGATTCGTCGGGATATTGGCGTCGGTGTAGACGGGCAGACCCTGAATCGAGCCGACCGCGCCCTGTGCGGCGTTGCCACCGAAGGTGCCAGCACCATTCGACGGTGCGACAGGCGAAATAAGCGGCCTGTTCGAGCCGTCAACCGCTGCCAGACAGAAAGCCCAGCGGCGCGGGTGCATAAACACTGCAGTAGCGGGTGCGTAGATGCCTGTCGCAATCTTCTGAATTGCGTCAGCGATCTTCGGGTAAAGCTCAGCCAGCGTAGGCGAAGCGTCAGTGTAAGTGACGCTGTTTATGCCAGTGACCTGCAGCAGACCCTTATTGTTCGACACGCTGCTGTTTATGACAGCGGTGTCAAGCGTCTGGGCGTAGCTTCGGGCCAAGTCCTGACCGATAATCTGATCGACGCCCGGAATCGAGCGGTCAAGCAGCTGCTGCGACACGTCCTGCATACCGGCGATGGTCTTCACGTCTGCGGCTGCAGTGGTGAAGGTCGCGTCAGTCTCAGAAACAGATGCATTGTCAGCCTGCGAAGCAGTGGTGACGCCGCCGTCCTGAATCGGTACGTTGACCGTATCGGTGTTCGGTGGCAGCGGGCGTGAACCGATGACGTCGGCTACGACCCTACCGGGGCGCGCGAAGTCAGCGAATTCCTGCTGCAACCACAGTGGCGGCACAAGGTAGCCACCGGCTGAATCGGTGCTGCTCAGATCGAATTCGGCCCGGTCAGCCATTTCGCGGCTGTGACGGGTCAAGCGCTCCTGAGCGGTGACGTCATTCGCAGTCGCGCTGCGATACAAGTCACGAAAAATCGACTGGCCGTTCCCCTTGTCATAGGTAAGCGGCTCAGACTTCACGCTGGCGGAAATATCAGCCTCTGAATCTACTTCAGGGATAGATACCTCGCGCGCAGACTGGGTGCGCTCGAACAGATCGACCTTTTCGCGAAGCTCATTGGCGCGACTCTCAGCCGCGTCGAAGCTTGCTTTTAGATCGTCCAGCGAAACAGAAGCCTCGACGTCGGCGCCATCGGCGTCTACGTCAGCGGCAGCGTCGGCGTCGAATTTCTCGACGGCGTCGGCTGCAGCGTGCAGGTCTTCTACTGCCTTGCTGTACTGCTCGCGCACAGTGTTCAGGTCTTCCATAGTGGAATTACCTTTCTGTGTTCGGGTGTTCGAATTGCGCCATACGACGTGCGACGTAGTGCTTCACGCCTTCGGTCGAATTGACGGCGAAAAGGTCGCCAGACTTTTCAGTCTCGACTTCCCCAGCGCCCGTATCCGCGACGCTGTCGACGTCCTGCGGAGAATCCGCAGCGGCGTCATCGGCCTGTGCAATCTGCACACGACCGGCTTCTTTCGCTGAAGCAAGATCAGCGGCCAGCGACGAATCGGTCTGTGGAAACGCGCCCTGCGCGCAGACCGTCACGTCGTACAAGCCTGAAACTTCTGTAATGGTGCGAGTGACGTCAGCGGTATCGCCTTCGCCGGTTTGCGTCCACGTATCAGCACCGATATCGCAAGCGAAGCTCATCTGATCGACGTCGCCGCGCTCCATAAGAATTGCCAAGTCATCGGCGTAGCTGGTAGGTGCGAGCGATGCCCAGACGTGCAAGCCGCGCGGGTCTTGCCGCAGCTCCAGCGTCTTGCTAGCGGTGCGAGCAAGCACGTAGCGGGTATCGTGATCCCAGACCAGATGCACGTCTGGGTTGCTATCCAGAATCTTTCCGAAGGCATCTGGCGCTATTTCGACGCGATAGCCGCCCAGATCGTGTGACTTCTGGCCGAAGACAGCAGCGTGGCCGCGCAAGAATCGCCCTGCGCCTTCGCGACCGCTGTTTTCGAATTTCTCGATAGATAGTGGAAAAGTGAAGTGAACGGGTGTCATACCGTAAGTCTCTCCTGTTAGTTAGCGGGGCTGCCGCTGTTTGCAGTGTTAGGTGCGCCGCCGACCGGCGTTTCTTGAATCTGGTCGCCGCCTTCAGCTGGCGCATAGCCTTCAATCGCGCGAATTTCATTCGCTGTAATCCAGCCGCCTTGACGTGCAAGACGGTAAGCGTCGAATCGGGTTTTTATATCCGCGCGAAGCAAGCGTGAAGGGTCGAATTCAACCGACCAGTCAGGCGCCGGAAAGATATCGACGTCATTCGCAAGCGCCTGTTCAAGTCTTGTAATCCACGGGTCAAGTCCGTACTGCAGAAAGCGCATATTCTCAGACTCGACCGAAGGGCTGGCAAGCGCGTCAGGGTCATTCAGAAGTCCAGCTGGTATGCCCAGCATTCTGCCGACTTCTTGCACGCCGAATTTCTGGCTTTCAATGAATTGCGCGTCGGTCAGCGTCGTCGCGACCCTGTCAATTTCCCAGCCGCCCCACAGAATCGCCGGTCGTCCAGCATTCGACGGGCCGGTGTGTCGAGACTCGAAACTCTCGCGCAATTCTTCGCGCTGGTCGCGCGTCACGTTCGACGCGTGCTTCAAGATCACACCGGGAAAGCCGTCATTCTGCAGGTAGCGGTTTTCGAATTCGTGGCGCTGTATTTCAGTGGATATCGAACGCCTGAAAGCGTCGACCACTGATACGCCGATAGCCGGGTGTTCGACCAGAATGCCTGCGACGTAAAGAATGGTTTCAGCACCGACCCTTGACGTGATACGGCCAGACGGCTTGTCTCGCAGATCGAAGCTCATTTTGCCGTTTTTGTATTTAGGCGTGACCAGTCGCGGGTCAACTGGCACCAGCTGAATGACGTTGCCGCGCGAGTCTTTTACCTTGAACAGATAGGCGCCGCCGCGCAGCATCGAAGCGAAGGTGTAAGACCAGACCTGCGACGACGGAATTTCACGCCCTGCCGGGTGCTTCAGCAGCTGCGCCTGCGAAGACGTCGCCTGCTCGATTCGATCAGTCGCGCTGCCCTGATAGACGCGAAGCGGAAAGCTTGACGCCGTGTCGCAGATCAGCCTGACGCCCCTAGCGAAAGCCGGTACGCCGATAGCGTCAGAAAGGTCGATGCGGTTAGCGTGCGAGTTATACACGCTGGCGCGCGGTATCGGGGTAGATGAATCGAAGGCAGCCCCGAAAGATTCGCGGTTCCCCTTCGGTGTAGCGAGTATCACGGTGTTAGTACCTGCTTGAAAAGAACGTTTGTTTTAGGAATTTCAATCGGGCCTGACAGCGTGACTGTCGATTCTGGCCCTTCGATCAGCTTCGGCGATTCGACTACGTAGTCATTACGCCGCGTGCGTACCAGCACGCCTTCAATCGAAGTCTGCCGGTCGTGAAAATGAAAGCGAAGCGTTTTCGCGTTGCGCCTTACCATTCGAAGCCCCCTCCAGTGGTTGAAGTGTCTACCTGCGGAAAAGCGATCAGCAGCGCCATTAGCGCGTCAATTGGCCGCTTAGCCTTGCCCTTAGCAAGTCGCCAGCCGCGTTCGGTGTCGCGAGTCGCGCCAGCTTTCACGTGCGCAGCCAGCACCGGGTCGCCATTGTGCGCGATGCGGCACGTCTGAATGGCTTCGAAAAGTCTGGTCGACGCAGGTACGGTGCGCTCATTCGTCATCGGAAAGTCGACCATTAGAAGACCTTCGTCTGACAGCATCTGCGCTGAACGTTCGAAAGACCAGCGGTCGTAGGCGACGCTCATAACCGAATAGCGATCTGCCAGCTGCCTGACTTCGCCTTCGATCAGCGACAGGTCAAGCGTGTCTGAGCCAGTCGGCGCGAATACCTTCGCCTGCACGACGATTCTTTCGTCTTCGCGCTTCCAGCAGGCGACTATGGCTGAAGTGTCTTTCCGCAGTCCGACGTCGACGCCCACGTACACGGGCGAACCTTCAGGTATGACAGCGTCAGGGTCGTAGCAAGCTTCCCACGCGCCAGCTGGTAGCCACGCATCTGCCGATGGTGTCCAGACGTTTGCGTGATAGCGCGCCCAGCGTGTTTCGGTCATCGACGGCGACGCTTTTATGCGTTCGAGCTTTTCGCGAGTCACGAAAGTCGCCGGGTTTGCTTCTGCGACCACGTCTAGGTCTTCCAGATCGGCGCCTTCGGCAGCCGCCCATTCGAACATCGCGAAATTACCGTCAGCCGCGAGCGTCAGCGAGTCTGCGCGATTGACTTCAGGCAATTCGAGTGCCTTTTTACGAATCCTGCCCAGCACGCTTTCTTCGTCAGCGCCAGCGGTCGAAATAGTCAGCATTCGACCATCGCGCTTATGCAGTGCGCCCTGCATCGCTGCGTACAGCGCGTCATTCACGTGCGCGTGAAGCTCGTCAACCAGACCCAGCGTCGGCCCGATACCTTCAAGCGAGCCGCGATCTGCCTTATCTGAAGCGAGCACGCGCAGGTAGCCTTGCGCCGCATCTTTCTCGACGCGAATTTCCATATAGCCGGGAAACGGCAGCAGATCGACCTGCCTAGCGAAGCGCGATGCTTCGCGATACATCTTCTGAGCCTGCGCCGCGCTCGAAGCACCGATATAGGCTTCAGCTGCGTTAGTGGTCTTCAGGTGATACACGGCGAGCGCTGCGAGCAGAACGGTCTTGCCGTTGCCCTTCGGTATGAGCGCCAGCACTTCGGTATAGCCAGCGAAGTGCGCCAGCATTATTAGCCGCTGAAACGGTTCGAGCACCAGCGATTCAGCTTCGGTGGTCTGCAGATCAGCGCAGAAGGCTTCGAAAATCGCTAGACTTCGTGTCGCTTCATCGAGCTTCGTCGGCGTCAGTAGCAATTCGTCGACTCTAGGAATATCGCCAGCAGGCGACTTCGTATTCGGCGTCATCGGATTCGGCGCCCGCTCAGCTCGACGGGCACGCGCAACGATTTTTTTCGAAACAGTGGTGGCGCGATACTCGTTTTCGCGCTAGGCGTGAAAGGCACCCCCCCTTAGAAGATGCGCTGCGCGGTGCTCGATCACGATTCTGGGCGTGCATAGGTTCGGTGCCTTCCCTCCGGGTAGAAAAGGCTGCGCCACTGTGTACCCGGACAGTAGACGCAGCCGCTTAGAAGTCTGAGCCTTCGACCAGTGTGCGTAGTGGTGACTGTCGGCCTGCACGCAGGTCAGCTTCGATCTGGTTATGGTGTCGCACGCACAGTGGTCGCAGGTTGTCGATGGTGTCAGTCCCGCCTTCTGCACGTGGTACGACGTGGTGTGCGATCACGTGGTCGTGGGTGCCACAGACTAAGCAGCCGGTGCGTATGACTACTGACCTGAGCCTTCGCCATTCAGGTGAACGGTAGAAGGTGGTGTCGGCGTTATGCTTATCCTGTCGAGCCTTCACGCAGGTAGGGCAGCGTGGGCCGCGACTGATTAGCCTGCCGCATTCTAGACAGATGGTCGCGCGTGGCATTAGTCGTGGTGATCGGTAGTGGCGTCGACCCGAATCGAACGGGCTTCTTCGGCTGGTGTGGCCGACGTGGTGCCATTCCACTACGACGCCTGCCGCGCTGCGAGAAAGGGAGCGCGCGCGGCGTGTGTGTCAGTCAGCTATCGCGCCACGTAAGGCAGCGTGACGAATAGGTATGCGACTTTACTTAGGCACACGGACACGGTCTTTCCACCTTCAGACGCTTTCGACCGGCCAGTATCGGTCGACTGTCTTACGCGACACGTCAAGCCTTCGAGCAGCAGCAGCCTTCGATTCACCTGCAAGCGCGAGCGTAGCCACCGTCGCGTGCCGTGACGGTTCATCTAGCGATATAAAGACCGAAGGCAGCGTGCCGTCTTTCGGTCTGCGCTTATGCACGCGTCGAGCCTTAGCCACGAATTGCACACTGCACGCTTCAAGCACTGCGACTTCTAGGTCTTGCACGCCTTCATACCATTCAACGATGCGTGCCATAGACGCGCGCTCATCTTCTGGGCCGGTCTTGCCGCGTGGCTGCGGGCTTCGACCCTTAGCCTTCGCGTGGTCGCGCTCAGCCAGATAACACAGCAGCCTGCGCCTTTCGTCATCGCTGGCGCGTGCGAAGTGATAGGCATACCATTCGTAAAGGCTTCGGTCTTTAGGTGGTGGCTGCGTGCTGTCTCGATCTGGTCTGCTGCCGGGTGGTGGCGAGCTATCAGGCTTAGACTGACCGCCACCGTCATTAGCCACGATTGACGCTGAATCGACGTCTGACAGCATCTGCAGCTGCGTCAGCACTGATCGTATGCGGGCTTGCAGCTCGCGGTCAATCATCGGCCATTAGGTCTTCTGGGTTAGGTATGCCGTAGTGCTCGTCTGCAGGTACGATCTTCGACGGGTGCTTCAGGTTTTTCACCCAGCGTTCGGCCTGTTCGAGCGGCATTCCCCATTCGAACATCGAGTCGTACTTACGTGGGTCGCTGCCATATACCTGACGACCGCTTTCGATATTCACGATCACGTAGCGTCGCGTCAGCGGTGGCTTCTTGACTGGCTTGCGTGCGGCTGTCTTGCGCTTGCTCATATGGCGCCCAGACCGAACGCGACAGCGATCAGCAATGCGACGGTCATTACCGCAGCGAAGATCACACCGGCTGCTTCGTCACCATTCATAGGCCGCACGCCCAGCTAGTAGTCGGATACCTGCCAGTGCTCGATACAGCGCGGCTGCCGACACGTATCGCTGCAGCGCCGTGATACGGCGACGCGTCGCGGGGCAGCTTTCCAATGCGTATGACGACGCGCCGCTGCTTTCTGTGGCCGATAGTGCGATGCGTCCAGCGACCAGACGACCAGCGCGTGTGCCTTATAACCGGCAGGCGCTTCGTGGCCTTGACTCGCAGCTTCATCTTGCGCGGCGTGCCTGCCCACATCGAAGACCAGATCGTGCCGAATTGCAGCAGACCGCCATACTGACCATTCGTCGCGCCGGGATTGAAGGTCGATTCGCAGGCAATTCGATTCAACAGCGACGGCGACTGCCAGCGTCGCGCTTCTGACCTGTCAAGCCAGACGATCTGCTGGTAGGTAGGTGAAGACCACGGGCGCCAGTCAGTAATACGAATGGTGCGATGCTTCGCTGGTCTGGTGATCTTGCGGTCAAGCGCGACAGGAAACGGGCAGCCTAGATGCTGAGCTTCGCCGCTTCGAACAGTGCAGCGATCAGCGTCATCGAGCACGCCGTCACCGTCTGTATCGGCGCCACCGAAGATCAGCAGCACTGCCGTCAGCGGCACTAGAAAGGCAGCGACTAGCGCGTGCACGTGTCGCCCCTGAAGCGCATACCGCAGGACGCGCAGACGTGGCCGTCACCAGCCTGCACCAGCAGACCGCCGCATTCGCTACACGCCTTCACCCGCGCAAGATGCTTTCTAACTCGTCAAGGTCAGAAAAGTTAGGGCAGCCCAGATCGACGTAGCAGGCGTTGCACACGACCGTCATCGTCTTCGGGTCATAGGTGCGGTCGCCTGTCATACCTTCGTCTTCGTAGACTTCTTCGCAGGTCGTGCGCTCCAGCTGGTGACAGTCCGGCGTCACCTGCGATCTACAGCGCACGATCAGCGGGCCGTATCGCCTATCTAGGTAGCTGGTCAGCTTGTATTCGTGTGCGAATCGCTCAGTGTCCAGCGGTATTTCGTCACGTGCTAGGTCGATGAAGCGGTGGTCGAAGCGGTGGTGGTGCGCTCGACACGCGACTACCCAGCAGCGTTCGTCCCAGATCACGTCGCGGGGCAGATTCTTTATGCGCATAACCTGCTTTTCGATCAGGTGCGCGCGGTCGAAGATTGTGCGGTCGCAGGGCTTGTCATCGACGTCAGCGAAAAAACAGACTGCTTCGGTCATCGCTGCAACCTTTCGCGTACTGACTGAGCAGCCAGCGCACCTGCTGCTTCGTCGCGCACAATCAGAAAGTCAGCGAGCAGGTTGCCCAGTGCTTCTTCGCGGTTATCTGCGGCGACCAGAAAGTCAGAAAGGTCTGTGCCGTCGGGTAGCTCGACTGGTACGACGCCTATCGCCTTGCGTTCAAGCTCAGCAGATACGCGCGCTGTCGCCTTGCGACCGGCTTCGTCAGCATCGAACACGACGTATGCCCTGCCTACACCAGCTGCACGCAGATCACGCGCTACACGCGTGGCCGGGAAGCTGGCGCCGGGTACACCGACAGGGCACAGATCAGAAAGCAGCGGGTGATCTGACGAATCGACCACGCTTGCAGCGGCTAGCGTGTCGGCTTCGCCTTCGCACAGAATGACTGGCACGCGAGCACCTACGCCCAGCGGCCAGAACATCGAAAGCAATTCGCCTTTCGGCTGTCGGCAGATGCCATCGCTGAACGTGCGACGCCTGTAATAGTGGGTGCCGTCAGCGCGTGCGTAGGGAAAGCTGATCGAGTAGTGGTCAGCCGTCACGCCTACTTCGGCTGCCAGATTCAAGTCGACAGCGTGGCTGCGAAGGTATTCACGCGCAGGCGTATCTGCACTGGGTCTAGCGGCAGCGCTACAACTGTCGCTGCGACTAGGTACAGTCTGTGTACCAGCGGGGGCGATCATCGGAAAGGGAAGCGTGACAGGCACTTCGGACGTAAAAACGTGGGCAGGATACCGGCGCGTGTCGCGAGTAGGCGACAGGCAAGAAACGCTGATTTCGCCTGAATTGCAGGCCGAACGCATTGAAGGCTACGCAGCAGCGCGTGGTCTGAGCGTCGAAATGCTTGACCCTGAGCTAGACGTTTCAGGCGCCAGCACCAGCAGACCGATTCTCGATCAGGCCATCGCGGATATTGCCGAAGGTCGCTACGCAGGTCTGATCGTGGCTCAGCTTGACCGGCTGTCGCGTATGGCCGTAGTCGACGCGCTGAAGATCATCGAGCGCATAGAAGGCTACGGTGGTCAGGTAATTTCGGTGGCGGAAAACTTCGACGCCGGTACACCAGAAGGCAACCTGAGCCGAACGCTAATGCTGTCAATCGGCGCGATGCAGCGCGACCGCTACAGCGCGCAATTCAGCGATGCGAAGAAACAGGCGCTAGAACGTGGCTTGCTCGTCGGCTCGCAGGTGCCGTTCGGTTATCAGGTCAAGCGCGTTCGCGATGGTGGCGACGGCAGGCTGAAGCCTGATAAGGCAGCGGCGAAACTGGTTAGGAAAGCCTTCGAGCTTCGCGCAGCTGGCGGGTCGTGGGTTGACGTCGGCACACTGATAGGCAAGTCACCGAACGGTGCAAGATCGGTCGTACAGAATCGCGTCTATCTGGGCGAGCTACACCTAAAGCCGTTCGCGCCGAATCTAGAAGCGCACGAAGCCATCGTCGAAGTCGATCTGTGGAACGCCGCGCAGCAGGCGAAAGGCACGCGCCCTGCTCGTAATCCAGACTCGCAGCCGGTGCTGCTGGCAGGTCTGGTCAGATGCGCAGGCTGTCGGCGTCTTATGAGCGTCTATCGCGGTCAGCGTGCCTACAAGTGCAAGCGCTACCACGCGCACCAGCACTGCACCGATGCTGCGTGGGTATCGCAGCCGCAGATCGAAGCACTGGTCGAAGATTCGGTGCTGGCATACCTACGTGATCGACTGCACATCGAGACTACGCAGCAGCGCGACGAATTGGCAGCGCTTGAAGCCAGACTGACCGAAGCAGAAACTGAGCTGGCAGCATTCATCGAAGGCACGCAAGCATCTGGTGTAGCCGCTGAAGTCTTCGCCAGTGGTCTGCGTCAGCGATCAGATGCCGTCGAGACTGTTCGACGCGACCTTCAGGCAGCGCGTGGGCCTGAGCTGCCTGTCTTTTCTGGCGGCATTGACGACGTCTGGCCGTCGCTGACCGTGATCGAGCGCCGTCAGGTCATCGCTGGCACCATCGGGTCTGTATGGGTCAAGCGTGGGCGCGGCGTGCCGCTTGAAACACGCGTGAAGCTATCTAAGCCTGACGAAGATGCGCCGGGGCAGGGCTGTAAGGCACCTGCAGCGCCTGTCGACTGGTCAGCGATCACGGTCGACGTCAACCTTCAGGCGTGAATTAGGCGTGACGAAGAAATTGCAGAAAAATCGTCAATCTGGCTGCATACGTTGTAGCCATCTGCTACACTTCTTCTTGTAAGTCAGTCAGCTAAAAGAAAGGCAATACGAAATGACGAATCTAACTAAGAATGAAGCAGCAGCGATGATCGCGTCACTGAATTACACTGATCGCGAAAACCAGCTGTCAGATAACTATTCGAACGCAAGCATTGAAGTGCTAATGCAGACGCTCGACTGGTCAGCCCAGCAGGTAGGCGGTCTGATTAGCAGCCTGACCGATAAGGGGTTCGGCTTTATCGACGGTGAAAATGGTCTTGACGGCATTCTCTGGCTCACCGAAGCAGGCGTAAATGCGATATTCGACTACATCGAGAAAAACAGCGTCGATATCGGTCACAATGAAGGCACGCCCGGTATGGGCATACAGTCTTAGCACTTCAGCAGCTAAGCAGCCAGCTTCGAATTAGGCGCCCTACGGGGCGTCTTTTTCGTGCTGTTTACGACTTCGACCTTGACCAGCTGGTCAGGTGATCGAGCAGCCAGCACCAGTCGAAGCGCCTTCGCCGCGCCTTCGACGCTCACGCTGCCACCGCGTCGAACCGAATCTGCGTGCTATTCAGCCTGACCTTACAGCCGCCCGGTCGACCTGCCCTGACCTTCGCCAGCCATATTTCGGCACTTGACAGAAGCCGCGCGCCGTCATCTGGGTCGTGGTCGCGAGCGACGATCATTACGGCGTCGCTGAAATTGGCTATCGAACCTGAGCCGCGCAGGTTCGCAAGTGTCGGACGGCGAAGACGCACGCCGCTATCGTCGACGCCTTTTTCATTGAAATGGTGGCCGACCAGCAGCAGCGCGCCGGTCATACGCGCCGCGTCGACTAGGCGACTGAAGCCTGCTTCTAGCTCGCGATGGTCGCGTGCTGGTACGCGCGAAAGCAGATCGAGCGCGAACACGTCTGCTGGGTGTTCAAGCATTAGGTCAGCGATATCACCGAAGCTTGCACCTGCGACTTCGCTTGCCGTCCACGGGAAAGTCTCAGCCTCACTTACGACGCGTTCGACTTCGTCTGCGCTCAGATCACCAGCCAGCACCCTTTCTTCAGCGATAGCAGTGCGTCGCTGAATCCAGCGCGAGTCGCGATCTGCGACCGACATTTCAGAAAGCAGCAGGTGACACGACGCGCCCTGATGCGCGAAGTCTTCAAGTGTCTGGTCAATCAGAATCGACTTACCGTGACCGCGTTCACCTGCGATCACGCAGGTCGCGCCGGGTCGCAGTCCACCCATAAGGCAGGCGTTCAATTCATCGAACGGCAGCTGCCACGTCTTCTGCGGCTCGCTGGTCACTAGCTTTTCGATGCGCTTCGGCGCGTCTTCGCGCTCGTAGGTGTTATCACCTAGCGGTCGAGTCGAGCGGGCTTCGAATAGCAACGCGTCAGCGGCTGCCCAGTCGTCTGCTGATCGACTCTCGACGGCGTCAGCAGCCAGCAGAATTGCGCGGCGACGCATCTGCCATAGCGAGTCGCCCTTATTCACCAGCGTCACCTATAAACGGATTCGGCTTCTTCGGTGCAGCTGCGCCCTTCGATTCTTCGATGAAGCGTTCGATATGCTCAGCGTCGCGTAGCGCCAGCTCGATTGACAGGTATTCGCGGTGCGCAGGATTTTCGCCCCTGTGGAATGGTGAAGCGGCGATGCCTTCAACCGCTGCGACCAGATCATCTGTCGACCATTCATCTAGGCGACGCCGTATCAGGTCAGATCGAGACTTAGTCAGCTTCGTGCGTGACTTACCTGTCGCCCTGACCCACGCGTTATACACGCGATAAATTTCCAGCCTCTTACTTTGTCTTGTCTTGTCTTGTCTTGTCTTGTTAGTGACTTTGCGTGACTGGTCTGTGACAGGCCGTGACAGGTCTGTGACATCGCGTGACTTTTTCTGTTCACGCGCCTTCGCCTGCCTGAAAGCAGCCTGCCATTTCGACCAGTTTTCAATCGTGCAGGCGTAGCCGCGACCGTTCGCTTCACCTGCGAGAAAACCGACGTCGATCAGCCGCTTTATGACCGACTCGACCACGTCGCGGTCTTTCACGTAGCAGTCGTGCGCCATATCGCGGTAGGTGCCGTGAACGGCGCCACCTTCGCCTAGCGTGCTGGCGCGAGCCATAAGCGCTACGGCGATCAGCGGCCCTACTGGGCCGAATTCTTCGCCCACGACTTCGATCTTTTCGTCGCTCAGAAACTGATTGTGCATCGCGTACCAGCGCACTAGCCAGCCGCCTTCGCGCACACGGTTTCGAAGTCTTCGATCATAATTTTCGCCAGCGATTCGATAGCCATATCGCGAATGACGTCGTAGCCGACAGTCTCGATGACGTCCTGACGCGCCACGCCCGCTTCGTCAGCAGCCTTCGTCGCCGCAATCGTGACCAGTGTTTCGACCACGCTTTCAAGACGTGTCGGGTCGAGCGGCGTCACTTGCGACCGTCCAGAAAGCCAGCAGATCGAGCTTCTTCCAGATGCGAATTCATCGCCGTTTGCGCAGCAGACAGACGCTTTTCAAGCGAGCGAAAGCGTCGGTCGATCACGACTAGACGCGCTCGAAGCTCGCTGCGACGGCCATACAGCTTGCCGGTGCCTGTTTCGTCATCGCATACAGCCTTGACGACGCGTGCTTTCAGCTCAGTGGCAGTCGCCTTCGGGTGATCGTCGGCCATCTTCACGGTAGCCAGCGCTTCTGCAATTTCTAGGCTTTCTTCCACGACGCCCATTTCTTCTTGCAGCTTCGTGAATTCAGGCGTCAGCGCGGCGATGCCAGATGCGCAGCGTTCAAGCTCAGCGCGCGTGCTCGCAGTCGAATCTAGGTGCACGATCACTTCAGTCATCGTCGACCACCACCAGATATGGCGATCAGAAGCGCGCCGTAGACGACCAGTGCAGCCAGTGTCACTACTGCTAGCACCATCGTCACGACTGCCCTACTTCGTGCGGCGCGAGCACGTAATTTCGCTGCTGCACCTTGCAGCCGCACAGACCGTCGCACAGACCGCCCCAGCGCTGCCACGATCTGCAGCAGGGGCACACCCAGACGTAGATAGACAGCGGTGGCGACTTGCGCTTCGAGTAGACAGGCAGCGCGCTCATACAGGCACACCAGACTTCAGGTCGTGCATCGGACGCAGCAGACCAGACGACTGCGACACCCAGTGACCGGCGATGCCCAGCTTCGGGTGCGTCTTCAGCGGCGCTGCTTGCATCGCGTCGCCAGCACTGCACCAGCCGACCAGATTCGCGCAGCAGCGCGAATAGTCGAGCGTCACCAGCACGAAGCGCCCATCGACCGGGTCGGTCGGATAGACGATCAGGTGGCCGTTCGGCCACGTAGTCGACCGCACGTGAAGATCACCGACGTCGCCTGCATAGTCGCACGTGTCCTGAGCGCCCCAGTCGACACCTAACCACGCTGCGACAGCAGATTCGCCTAGACAGCCTACGCAGTCAGTTTCGAAGCGATTCAGCGTAGGGTCAATCTGCGCCTTCTGCACGCGACCCTTTTCGAACGCGATCAGCGTGCGATGCGCAGCCACGTCGAACGCGCGACTGTACCAGCGCGCCGGGTGACGGAATGGCATTTCGACGCTATTCGTCATTGAAGTCTTTCGGTGCCAGCTCGCGTAGTGGCTCGACGATCTGTTCCATCGCATCTGCGTAGCCAGCTTCGTATGCCTTGCACGCGTCGATAGTGGGCGTCACGCCCATTTCTTTCAGTCGCGCAGACACGTCGTCAATGGTCGGGCCGTCGCTCACGCGTCTTCAGACCTTCCAATTTTCTTAGCGAAGTCGTAGCCGACGCCCTGCGCGACCGTCCTAGTCGGATAGATGCGATGCCGATGACGCGCAGCCAGTGGCGGCGTAATTCCACGCGAGCGCAGGCAGTCCCAGCACGTGCAGCGGTTGCGCGATTCAAGCGCCTTTATCTGCTCAGTCGCCTTCATCGCTCAGACTTTCTTCAAGCCGCGACAGCTGGCCGTCAGCCTTCTTCGCGACTTCGATGCGCCAGTCATTGACGTCGCCGTCATTGCCTTCGATCTTCGCGTCGTAGGCAATATCGCGAAGCAGCACGTCAATCGCTTGACGCGCCAGCCGAATGCTGATCTGTATCTTCGAGTCGATAGCCATTACGCTGCCATCGCTCCACGCCGGTATGACTGACACCATTTCTGCACCGAAGACTTCGATATGCCTAGCTCATTCGCTATCGCGGTCGTGGTTTCGCCAGCCTCGACGCGCTGCGCGGCACGCAGTCGATCTTCTGGGCATATCTTTCCCTGCTTCCACGTGCGTTCGACGAAGCAGTCATCGGGCACGTCTTGCAGGTTCAGGTGCAGCGCCCTGACCAGAAATTCGTCTGCTGTGTAGACAGATACCCAGCGGCTTTCATTCCGCCACGCATACCAGCGTCGCGCCCAGCGACCCTTTCGCAGATCGTCGGCAGCGCGTATGCGCTCATTTAGACCTTCTTCGCCGTAGATACTTAGCAGCCAGTCGACGAAAGGCTTCGTGTTTATGTAGACAGCGCGCTCGCGCAAGTCGTCAGTCATTAGTCGCCCTTTCTTTCGCGGGCTTGCGCCCTTAGTGCTTTATCCAGTGCCTTGCCCTGCTGGTAAAGCGACAGGGCATCTATGAAGTGCTGCGGCTCAGCGAGCGCGGGCACCAGCTCATAGGTGCCGTCATCGCGCACGTGCAAGAAAGCCTGCTGGTCAGATTCGCCGTATCCAGATTCGCGGCAGCCAATTTCGTAGCCAGCCATCTGCACGTGATAGGTACGTCGGTCGACCGACTTCGACGTCTTGCAGTCGATCAGCCATACGTCATCGCCGCCATCGAGCTTGACGCGAGCGTCGAAGCGACCGGCGAAGCCGTGTTCGGTGCTGACGATGACCGATTCGATCTGCTCAGCTACCGGCGTGCGCTCGTCAAGAAAAGCATTCACAGCAGCCACGTAGGGCTGCGCTGCAGGTGGCACGCCGTCTATCGACTGACGCTGACCACGCAGACCGGCTTCTAGCGCGTAGTGCGTAATCGAGCCGATGTCACCAGATGCGCCGCGCGAGTCGCGCCACGTCATCTTGCGATCACGCAGCATTACGCCGACTTCGTCAGCGTTCGCGCACCACGCGAGCGCGTCAGGCAGCTGCGCAAGCGGCGTCGACAGCACTGCGTCGTGAACGCAAGTCGCGACGTTTGTGCGTTCGATCTTCGCGCCCCACGAAATTAGGTGGTCAGGATTCGCGTCGGCATACTTCGCGATGGTCGACGGCGACCCTAGCCTGCCTTTACCGACCCATTTCCCTGCCTTTTCTTGCGCGTCAGCGTAGTAGTCGTGTGCGGCGTCGCCGTAGAAAGCAGTCAGACCGTTCGGTGTCTGGTGCTTCTGAAAGCGCCCCACCTGCTCGACGAAGCTTTCGTAGACGGCAGTCATCGGGCGACCTTTTCCTGCACGCCGAATTCTTCTGCGTAGGTGTGCAGATTGTCTGCGTCATCGAAGACCGGCACGCCGTATCGAGTCGCCAGCGCCTGCAGATCAGCGGGCGTATCACGGTGGTAGTCGCCGGTGTCGCCGTAAAGGTCAAGATGCCAGTCAGGTGCGTCAAGGCCGCGATAGTAAAGACCGATGCATTTCGCGTATTCAGCCCTGAAGCCGCGTGTGTGAATCGCGCACTTGCCCCAGCCGATCACAGCGCCCACTACCCAGCGACAGCCGCCACAATTCCAGTAGACGTATGAGCGGTCGAAGCGCGGCATTTCTTCGTCGCGATGGTCGAAATCCCAGTAAGCGTGCAGCCCCGGCCTGCCCCAGTCTTCTGCGAGCACTTCGGCGTAGGCCGGTCGATCATCGGGCCAGACGTACGGGTGCGACCACGCGCACAGCTGACCTTCTTCGTCAACCGTCCACAGTCGATAGCCGAAAAGCTGGCTGCCGCCACGCCGCTTCACACTGGCACCTTCACTGGCTTAGGCAGATCAACTTCAGCCGGTGGCGGTATATCGACGGTGCGAATCTGTTCGCCCAGATCAGACACTGTCGACCCATTCGGCAAGCCCCGGCACGACGAAAGCATCGTGAAGCGCCCGCACTAGGTCGCGTTCACGTGCATTCATCGCGTCGGTATCGGGGGCGGGGGCGTGCTGCATTCTCAGAAAGGGATATCGTCGCCTTCGTCGGCAGCCGCTTCTGGCTTCTGCGCTTCAGCCTTTTTCGCCTTGCCTTGAATCGCGTCATAGACGACTTCGGTCGTCTTGCCGATCAGGTCGAAGGCTTCATCGGTGGTGATCTTGCCTGCGGCTACAGCCAGTGCGACGTATGCAGTCGCAGCCTTCGCAGACGTCTGACGCTCGATGCTCGCGCCGACTGCATCGGTGCGACCAGCTGGCGCCGACGGTGCTGCGGCTCGCTGCGGCGCTGCGCCGCCTGCAAGTGAAATCAGCTTCGCGTCATCGAAGCGCGGGTGCGGCTGAAGCTCGACACCTGCCAGCTTCTGACCGACTGTCGGTGCCGCATCGCCTTCGGACTGTTCGAGCTTCACTTTCCGATTCTCAGCGCCGCTTGCGTCATCGCGAACGGCTACCGAATACGTTGCGTTGCCCTTGTAAGTGTGTGGCGGCTTATCGCCTACCCACGTGATCGTGAAATCAGCCATCTTTCTTCACCTGTCTTTCTTTTTCGAGTACGTACATTCGGTGTTCAAGGTCATTCAGTCGACCCAGTGCCACCGTCAGCTGCTGCTGAAGCGAAGGGGCTGCCGGTCGAGCGCTTGCGTCGGACGCTCGACCGGCTTCGGTGCCCCCCAAGTAGCCACCGGCCCTTCGTGCTTCGTCTGTGGGTAGAAGGTGTTTCACCCGCCGCGACTTTCTGCGATCAGGACGACTAAGACCGCGACCAGCGGCGCGAGCAGTGCTAGGACGTCGATCATCTGCCGACCACCAGACAGGTCAGAAGCGGCCTTATCGGACTTCGATGTTCGCTACGGGGGTACACGACGGCCAGAAAACTAACACAGAAGCGCGACGGAAAAACTGTCAAGTGCGAAAGCGTCCGTTTTCAAGGTCGCAACCTGCAAGTATCAGAGTCGTGTTCGCATACGAAAGCCAGCAGCAGACAGCCGACCGGCTGAAGCTAGGTCGACAGCAGTTAGGTCTGACGCAGGAACAGCTGGGCGACGCGCTTGACGTGACGGCGATGACCATTCGCCGCCGCGAACAGTGCCTGCCTAAGTCAATGCCTGATAATGCGTGGCAGCGCGCTTACTTGCTCGAACAGCTGGCCGATCTAGGCTGCCCACGCGACGTTCTAGGTCTGCCGTCGACTACTTCCCTGCAGATTGAAGGGCCAGTGCCTGTCGACGTCGAGACTGCCGAAGAAGCGATCAGGTCTGCTGAGCTTCGCGTTGCTCGCGCGGTCGAAGCGATGCACCGGGTAGCTGAGACTGCCGCGCGGTTGCGATCAGAAGACCTTCGATCAGATGACTGACCGGCTCGCGCCAGATTGACGTAGGCGAAAGCGTTGCGTAGGTGCGTTGCGCTTCCAGAAGAAGTGCTGTCAATTCGTGCGGGGGCACGTGTCTAGGGTAGCGCAATTTCAGCCAATAACTAGCCGCTAGCGGTAAAACAGCTTGCCTTTTTCGAGGTAATTCGATGCGTGTCACAGTATGAAGGCTTGAAGGGCATCGCTGAATGGTGCGGTAGCCGAAACACAGTGAAGCGCCTTAGAACGCCGCACAGCGCTTCTGAGCCTGTATCTAGGCGTGACAGGTAGTGACACGCTGCGAGCGCTTGCGGCGATCTGGCAGATCGGTCGACACCGCTACGCATTCCGTGTAGCGACCTGCTACACTGACCGTGTCAGTAAGTCAGCTAAGAGAAAGGCAACGTAATGAATACAGTCCCGACAGTACAGATGACCTTCACGAAGCAGGAATTGACCACGCTGCGTGAAGCGCTCAACCTTCTTGCCGTCCACACTGCTTCGGCAGATGAGACTGACAAGATCGAGCAGCTGCGCGAAATAATCCAGTACGAAGAAAGCGAGCTGCGCTAAGTCGAAACCGGGGCGATCTGCCCCGGTCTGTCGGAATTGACCTACCGGCACTGAAGATGACAGGTCGTGTAGCAGTTTGCTACACTGTAGGTATCAGTCAGCTAACGGAAAGGCACACGATGACCAGTAGACAGCGAGCAGCACAGGTTCGCAAGCAGCACCCAGACTACGACCGCGACGCATATAGTCGTGGCTACAAGTCTTCGGTCAATTCGACCGGGGCGGGCTTCGCGCTCGAAGCCGCCGATGGTCGCGGCGAACCGAATGAATGGTACGACGGCTACAGCGACGCAGCTACCTGCCTTGAAAAGTGGCATCGCCCGCTGTGCGACGCTGATCTGCACGACGTGGGCGGCTGCAGGTCGACCGCAGATGAGCCTTGCATCTGCGGCGCACCGAAGGCCGAAGGTCGCGACGACTGCGGCGATCACGGCTGGTAGGCGAAACGGTCGCGCCTTCGGGCGCGGCTGTCCGACAGACTGACGACCTGTCGCTGACGAGCCTAGTCACCACCAGAAAGATGACCAGATGACCGATGACGTAAGAAAGACACTGAAGGCAGCCGGTCGACGCTACGGCAAGACGCAGGCTGCTCAGACGCAAGCGCTCGACGATCTTCGAGCGGCGATCACAGCTGCAGCAGACGCAGGTATGCCGAAGACCGAAATTGCCGACGCTGCCGGTGTGCATCGCGTGACGGTTTACAAGATGATTGACGCAGGCAGCTAGTGACCGAATTGCAGCAAGTCGCTACTGAATATGCGCAGCAGGGGCTTTCAGTCCTGCCGTTAGAACCGCGCGGAAAGCGCCCGATAGGGCGGCTAGTCAAGCGCGGCCACCTTTCAGCCAGTGCAGACCCTGAAGTCGTAGGCAGCTGGTGGGCGAAGGTGCCTGACGCGAATATTGGCATCGCCTGTTCGCTCAGTGGCATCGTCGTCTTTGATATCGACAGACGTAATGGCGGCGAGCGGCCAGACTGCCTGCCAGATACTTTTACCGTCGAGACTGGCGACGGCGAACATCTTTACTACTGCGCGCCAGCAGACTTTTCGCCAGCGCAGGTCGACGACGAAGGTATCGACGTGAAATGGAATGGCTACGTCGTAGCTGCGCCTTCAATTCACCCTAACGGCAAGACCTACAGCGTCGCCCGTCAAGACGTGGTGCGAGCGCTGCCGTCAGACCTTCAGGCATTTCTGAGCGATGACCTATCGGTGATTGAAGAAGCACCCTAGACGTCAGGTCGCGCTGCATTCTGTGTAGCAACCTGCTACACTAGACGTGTAATCAGTCAGCTACAGAAAGGTGATTCGAAATGAAGTCATTCACACCCAGCACTGCAAGCGTCGGTGACAGCGTCACTACCAGCGTTCGCACAGGTCAGCTTTTCGTGCAAGACCGACCCTTCGAGTGCCGACCCAGCTGCGTCTGCGGGTCGTGCAACGGCGTCGTGACCACTGGTCGCGGCACCGTGATCGAATTCATTCACTGGGCCGATGGTGCCATCGACGCGAAAATCGCTGACGATCAGGGCAAGGTATTGACCTTCCCGGTCTACGCTGGCAATAGCGACGCCTGCTAGCTCGTCACAGAACGCGAAACGGGGCGCCTTCGGGCGCCCTTTTTCGTGGTCTAACTGCATTTGGTGTAGCGACCTGCTACACTTACGGTGTAAGTCAATCAGCTACAGAAAGGCAATAGGCAATGACCGAATACACGCAGGCGCAACTCGATAAGGCAGTCGGCAAGTACACGAAGACCAATGACCCAGATCAGGTCGCCCGGTGGCGCGCTGACGGCGACAGCACGACTGCTGAAAACGTCGGCAAGCTGGTACGCAACTGTGACTTCGATCAGTACGAGCGCGTCATCGAGTACCTAGAAGAAGACGGGCTGCTTTAGTCTTCGTCGAGCCTTACGAATCAGGCGCCCTACGGGGCGCCTTTTTCGTGCCCTATTCGCTGTCAGGCTCGCTGAACGGTCGCGGGTCGAGCGCCCTGTTATGGCGATACGACGGTCTACCTTCGGCTTCGCGCACTACGTCGCGCGCCATCTGGCAAGCCTGCCAGCTGAGCAGACCGAAGCTCGCTGCTCGAAGCAGAAGCACGCGCGCCGTATGCACTTCGTCGCGTGGCATCGTGTGCGACACGTCTCGCAGGCGCTGCAGCGCAAGTAGCGCCCACGCTGCCTGATCTGAGCCTTCTTCGCTGCATTCTGCGATCAGCTCGTCGACGGTCTTCGATGCGAAGGCACTGTCGCCGCCGTATTCCACGCTGCCGTGATCTAGCCGCTTCTGCACCACGTGTTCGAAGGCTCGCGCGGTAGCACCATCGCACTTCGCTTCGGCTGCCATCGCTTCTAGGGCTTGCGATTCGTATTTCAGATCACGGGTCACGATTCTGCCTTTCTCAGTCGAATGATCGTGGCAGCGTCTTCGCTACCTAAGTCTTCTGGCGATGCTTCGCCGCGAGCGATTCGGGCCTGCTCGCGCGCTTCGTAGAAGGCTTCGAATTCCATCGCGTTTGCCAGACGTCCTGCTTCCACCTTCGACGGCGACGATTCGTCGAGCGCCAGCACCGTCTGACCGCCGCACGCGCAGTCGCGCCAGCCGATAGGCCAGATCGTGCTGCACCGAATGCAGCGACGCGCTGGCATTAGGTCACGTAGCGCTTACCGTTCGGCGCAAGCAGTCGACCGGGCGAGTAGACAGCAGGTGCCACCAGAAAATCGCCGGATTCTTGCCAGACGGTCGCAGTCAGAAAGCCGTTCTGCCAGTCAGGTTCGCCTGCGTGGTAGCCCAGCCCTTCGCCGTCTTCTATTTCGCACATCGCGCCAGTCTCAGCTGCCAGTCGCGGCTGCATTTCTTCGCCGTCTTCGCCTTCAGACCAGCGCGTGTGCAGCTTTATCGACTGCCGGTGCGTGTGCCCTTGTAGGGTCGAATTCGACAGGCTTTGCAGCAGCTGGTCGGTGGCGCGCTTCGATGCTGAATAGCCGTGACGCACCGTTAGCTTGCTCGATATGCGCAGCTTCGCCTTATCCCAGTCGCTTTCGTCACCTACGAATTCGATGCCCAGATCGTCAAGACGTAGCAGGCGCCTGAGCGACAGCGCAGGCACTTCGTCGTCAGCGGCGCGCACGTCGACCAGACCGCGCACGTGGTCAAGCAGCTGGTGCGCGATTCTCGCGTCGTGATTACCGGGCAGCAGGTGCCAGCGGGTAGACGGCGATGCCTGACGCAGCGCCAGCAGCACTTCGAAGGCTGACTGAATGCCGTCATTAAGCGTCGTGCCTTCGGTATAGCGGCGCGGGCGGTGTCGAGACACCTGCGTCGCATCGAGTAAGTCGCCGTGAATGACGCCGTAGTCTGGCTGTTCGTCGGCTAGGTACTGGCAGAACAGGTCAAGTAGCGGCTGCGAATGGTGCGGGCAGTGGAAGTCGCCGCAGATCACCCAGCGTTCAGGTGCCTTCGTCTGACGCTTCTTGCGCGGCTTCGGTGGCAGCGGCTGTGCATCTGGCGCAGACGGTGCGACGATCATCGCTTCGCGCGGTACCAGATCGACCCGCACCTGCGGGCCGTTCGGCCAGTCATTCAGTCGAACGCGCACGACTTCGAACGCGTCAGGGTCGACGCCGAATTTCTTCATTACTTCAGCGACCGCGACAGATTCGCCCGGTTCGCTGGTGATCGACGTCTTGCCGTCACGCTCGACCTTTCCCGGCGTGAAGTCGTCACGCGCCGCAGCTCGCAGCTTGCGCACGTGGTGCGCGACCGCGCCACGCGAGACACCCAGCTTCAGCGCAGCCTGCGTCGGGCCGACGCTGTCGACCAGTTTCAAGACTTCTTCGTCATTCCAATCGTGTTTCGGCTTACCTGCCATTCGGCCACGTATCCCTTCCAGCGTAGAAGCGCGGGCCTTGCCGGTCATACGGCCACCAGACCAGTACGGGCAGCCAGCCTGCGCGCTCAGCCGCTTCTGCGAATTGCGAACGCTCAGACGGCGACCAGCCCGTGAAAGGGCCAGCCGCCGTCGTCTTGCATTCGATGACCTGCGTCTGGTATCCGGCCTTGCCGCACACCAGATCACCTGCGCCCTTCGACCCAGCCGAACGTATGACAGTCCAGCCCTTACCTTCGTAGCGGGCTTTCAATTCACGTTCGCGCCGAATACCTGCGCGCTGTCGATTGTTTGCGGGCACTGTTCGAAGCTCCTAGCTTCGGGCGTACCTAGCCGTTAGGGACTAGGTAGACCAGCAGGGCAGTCGCTACAGCGATGACGTCAGAAGCGACGCCCTGATCGAGCACGCCGACAGCGACGGCAAGACCGACCGCTGCGACGATGAATTTACGGATAGAAGCGACCTTTTTCATCGCGTTTTCTCCTGTCTTCGTGCCTACTTCTAGGCGTTTGTTAGCGGTTGCTAAGAATCCTCGAGAATTGCGCTGCACACGGTGTAGCGACTTGCTACACTGACCGTGTCAGTAAGTCAGCTACTAGAAAGGTGATAGAAAATGCACGCAGAATCTTCGAAGTCTGAAGTGAAAGAAATTCCCGTCAGGTGGATTCAGGACGGCTACGACGTCCTGATCGACGGTGAATGGCGCCTTGTGTATCGCGCGTCGTGGCAGATGCCGGGCGAAGATCGCGGCATTCTGGGCGCTGGCTCATCGCCGCAGACAGTGACGATTCAATTCGGCGCTGCGCACGATTACAAGTCGATGGTCTTCAATAACCACGACCAGCGGGTGACGATTCGTCGCCAGCCAGTACCGGGAACGTGATCGCTAATGGCTACCGAAATTGACATATACGGCAAGCGCGTGACGCTCGAACGTGTCTATACGAAGGCTGATCGTCAGTACGGCTTCAAGTCGTCACCTGACTACGCGCCTGAGTATGAAAAGTCGACCGAATACGAAGTGCTGATCGACGGCAAGACTGCTGGCTATGTGTTTGCTTACGAAACGCAGAATGAGCATTTCGCTAGCACTGGTAATCACGTCGCGTGGCGAAGCAAGCCGCGTAAAACGTGGGGGTACTTTATGCCCGGTGAGCTTCGCGGCACTGTGTGGCTGTCTACGCGTCGCGACGCCGTAGAACGTCTGGTGGGCGAGCACGTTCAGGAAAGCTAATCGCTAATGGCTACCACGATCACAGTCAGCGACCTACTTCGCAGCACCAGTCGCCTGTAGACTTACGTCTGCCGCTCGTAGCTGACTGGCAACGCGTTAGGCGCCTTCGGGCGCCTTTCGTGTTTCTAGGCTGCCTGACGCTTGCGAGCGCGGCGAATCTTGCGAGCGTGACGAAGCACCCAGCGCATCGGATAGCTGCCGGGGTCGCTATGGTTGCCGCCCAGTGTGCCCAGCTTCTTATGCGTGATAACGCCTGATCGCACTACTGAGCCAGACCAGACGACTGCTCGACGCAGCGGTATATCGTGCTTCAGCGACCAGTCTGCTAGCCAGCGCGCAGTCTCCAGCAGCTCAGCTTCATTACCACGCCACGCGCGCCAGCCCTGCGCGGCGAATCCGATCTGCTCGACACCTAGCGACGCGCTGTTATACGAAGCGCAGTGCCACGCCTTGCGTCGATCTGGCACGAAGCGGGCAGACTGACCGTCAGCATCGACGCAGACGTGCGCGCTCGCTTGCGCTGCAGGATTCGAAAACCAGTTGGCGATAGCTTCCAGATCACCAGTGCCGGGGCGGTTATGCGATTCAGTCGAATGAATGACGATCAGGTTCGTGCGAACACCCGATGCGCGTAGTGACTGGTGCGGCGAGTCTTCGCGCACTACGACCTTCGGCTTTAGGCGCTTAGGCGTCTTCACGCTGCCACGTGCACGTGATTATCGTGCTGATCTTCGAGCGCTGAACCTTCATCGCCAGTAATGCGTGCGCCATTCTTTACCCACGTCGCGTTATCTGGGCCGAACAATTCCAGCAGCGAGCCTGCGCCCAGCTCGCGCAAGATCGCACGCTGCGCGCTGACCATCTGGCGAGTCGACGCGCTTGCGATATCCAGACCGCGCCCGCTGTAATGGTGGCTCGTAGGCGAATGCGCGCCGTCAGTCGTAGACGTGACGACCAGACCGTATCGAGCGCCGATGCGTGCAGCCTGCTTCAGCTTGCGATTCGAAAGCGCAGGGTGTCCGTTCCAGTCGACGCGACGTTCGCGAAGCGCGCGCCTGATCTTGACTACCTTCGCACGTGCGGCGACGCGATTCTTCTTCGCGACAGGCGAACGCACGCCGCGCTTGCGACGTGCTCGAATATACGAAGTCAGCTTCTGAATCCAGCGCTGTAGACGCGCCTTGACCTTCTGCATTTCTATCCTCCTAAATCCAGTAGACAGCGACCGAAGCAGCCAGACCTACTAGGCCACCGATCACTGAGAATTTCCAAGCCGCTAGCGGTGCCATAAGTCGAGTCGCACGCCGATAAACGCGCCTGCGGCGGTTATCAGAATGCTTGCTAGGTACCTGTCGACCTGACCAGTCGTAATCTGGTCGTACACTGCCGTTGCCGTTAGCACGACTACGATGAAGGTTGCGAGCGATTGTCTGCGCCTGCTGAAATTCGAGTTTGTGTCTGGGTTTTTCGTCATTCATATCGTGGTGGTAGTGGTGTATGGGTTATCTGAACGCTATCCACGCGACCGAAATCGTCGTGGTGTTTGAAGTGTTATCGACGTGTCGCACGCGAGCCGTAAAGCGTCCCTGACCGCCAGCGGTGGTGTAGGTGCCAGTCTGTGCCGCATAATTAGAAGCGACAGCAGGGCTAGCTACGACTGCAGTCGGCTGAACGTTGCCCCAGTCGATATCGACCGTTGCGGTGCCCACTGCCGAAGCCGTGACGGGTACGTCAACTAATCCGAAAGCGACTTCGGAAAATGACCCAGCCCACGCAGTGAAGCCACCATCTGTAAGTATCTTCGCCATTACAGAACGCCGATGAGCGCGACGCCTAGCCTTTCCAGTATCGCTTCAACCTTGTAAGCGCTGTTATCTAGCGTCAGCGTGATCGTGCGCGTATCGTGGTCGTAGCTGGTTTCAATGATCTTGCGAGCCGATTCGCCGCCAGTCAGGTCTGCGACGGTCACGTAATCACCTGCGCGAACCTGCCAGACAGGTACACGGCCCTTCGTCGGGTGTTCAATTTCGCCGGTAATCGCAAGCTGACCGCGTCGAGTCGGCATATTCTGTTCGGCAAGCCACGTCGCGGCTATCTGAATCGCGCCCGCTGACGTAGTGGTCTGGCTAATATCGAGCTTCGCCCAGCGGCGCGGAATGCCTGCGGCGTTCACTGGGTTTTCTTCGGTCGTGTCAGCGAGCAGATCGCTGGTCGCATCGGCACCAGACCCGGTCGGCCCTACTGTCAGCTGGCTACCGCTAGCGTCAGCGTAAGTCGCTACCACGCCGTTATAGACGCTGTCTGCTTGCACGCCTTCCAGATCGAGTCGCGCACCGTCGCTAAGTCGAGCAGTCCACGTCAAGCGGTCGGCGTTCGACGGCTGCCAGTAGAACGTTCGATCATTCCAGACCGCCCAGTCCCACAAGTGATAAGCGTTCACAGCCAATATGACTTCTTCAGCAGTAGTCGGCTCGCGAAATGCCAGCTGCGGAATGCTGAAGTAGCTGGTTTCAATGCTGCCGTCATCGCCAGTGCTGAAATTCAGAAGCGGTGCTGCGCGTCCGACTACGTCTGCGATGACGTCTGAGCCGTAAAAGCCCTGCGCACCTGTCGCTGACGCAGTGCCACGCTTCGTAAGACCGTGATTGCCGTAGACAGCGAGACACGTCCACGCGACCGGGTTTATCTTGCCCGGAGCGCCAGCGGTGCCAGCAGCGTAGCCAAGTCCGATTCTGCCGAAACGTCGGTTAGAAGCGGTGGTGGTCAGTGTGCCAGTCCCCGGCCCTACCGCACGCAGATTCGCAGTCGAGTCGGCAGAAGTAAAAGTGTCAGTGGTGCCAGCGCCGACGTTCCACGACCACTGCGTATCGGTGTAGGTCGGTGACGCAAGCGACTGTTTCCACGCGTAGTAGATCGAGCCAATGGCGTTGCCTGAACCTGCGTCGTAAAGCGCTTCTGAAATTGGCAGCGTATTACTGCCCCACGCGCCGTCAATCTGTGTCACTAGGCTAGGTGCGCCGGTTGACGTGTCTGGCTGCACGCTTGCTTCTGTCATCGCGTAGCCGACGCTCATAATCGACAGCTTGCGTTCAACACTGGGCGCCTGCCAGCTCGCTAGGTCACGGTCGACGTAGACTTCGCTGAAGCTGCTGTCATCGCGAAGATGCGATGCCCAGCCGACTGCGCCGACCTGCACGACCGACTGATCGCCAGCTGATCTGGGCAGCTGTGCCACGCGCCCCTGCCACGCAGTTTCGCCGCCGGGTGCGATGACACTGACGTCATCTAGCAGCCCCAGATCGTCGTAATCCGCGTCGATCTTGCGCGAAAGCGACGTCGTGCAGTCTTTGAAGCCGCCCGGTATCGAAGTAGAAAACTGCAGACCCTGCGGCACATCTTCTGCGCTCGCTTCGTCTGGCCCTAGCCGTGTAGCGGCTGCAGAAGATCGCGCCACCACCACGCTTAGTCGCGTCCGATGAAGCAGGCCAGAATCGAGCATTTACGCGCTCGCGTCTGAAACGGTGATACCGCGTGGCTGATAACTGAGCCGCGCCGAAATATCGTCGATGCCTGAATCTGCGCCGCTGTCTGGTGCGTAGCGCGAAGCCTTCAGCGTAAAGCGAATGGTGCGATTCTCTCGACCGCTGGCGGGCAGCTTCAGGTAGTCGCCTTCGTAGCGGCTGACGTCATTCCAGACGCTGCCGGTCGAATCTTCGCGCACGACGGCGTCGCTTCGAAGCTCGCAAGACTGCGAAGCGAACATCGCTGCGTCTTGCTTAGCGTCAGTGGTGCCGTAAGACTCTACGCTGAAGTTATCGTAGGTGCGCGTCACGGCTGGTGAAGCCGACGTGTATTCGTCATACATACCGCCCCTACCAGAAGCCAGCGCGCCAGCAGTCGCCAGTACGCTGTCTGTGCCGCTCAGCGTCTTGACCGTAGCGCTGCCCAGTTTCAGATTCGCTGTCCAGTTTCCAGCTGTGTCTGCTGAAAGGTTGACGGCATAGGTCGAGCCTAGTCCAAGAATGAAAGTAGTCGACGTGTTCAGCGTAGTAATGGTGCCCGCGACACGCTTACGTACCTTGAAATTCGCGATGCCGAAACCTAGATAGTCAACGGTCGCGCTTAGCCAGTTATTCGAATCGACGTAGCGAAGTATCGTGCCGAATTTACTAGCACCGTCATTCGGATAAGCAGAAATGGTAAGGCTGACCTGCGCAGCAGACGCAGTGATCGCAGTACCGGCGACTGCCCAGCGGCCAGTATTGGCAGAATCCGATACGGCAGTGCGCGTGACGTTATACGCGCTCGCGCCGGATACCTGAAAGTCATCTGCGTCGCCAGCGCCTGCCCAGTTTCCGCCAGACGAAGGTATGGCAGGCGTCTTGCCAGCGAGCGCGCCAGCGGTTTGCGTGAAAGTGTCATAGGCGTTCAGCGTCGCGATAGACGAAGACGCTTCAGGGGTAGCAATAATTTCGCCGCCCCCGTCTTCTACCGGCACAATCCACAGATAATCGACGTCGATATCGTCGCCAATAGTGGTCGATTTCGCAAGAATTCGACCCTCCCAGCGCTGCGTGCCCTGCGTGGTCGTGTCAAGCTTCACGACGCCCAGATCGACCAGTGAAAAGTCGCCGCGCGCTGCCGGTGACGCACTTTCATTCTGCGTGGTCTTTCTGAAGTCGCCCTGCCCCCATTCGAGCCGAAGCGAAATAGTGCCGGTGTTAGCAGTCGCGTCGAAGACGCGCGCGAAGACCCGAAAGGTGCCCACGTGCGATAGGTGCGCACCAGCACCAGTAGCCTGCGTGCTCAGCACCTGCTGCCAGTCATCGACCAGATCGCTGTGGCGCACGACGTTATTCGATGCGCCGCCAGATGCGCTGGTGCGAGTAGCGATAGCAGCCGAAGACTTCAGCGTCAGCGCTTCTGCTTCGTAGAAGGTGCCTGCAGTGCTGGCAGACGAATAGTTTCGCGATTCAATGCCCCACGCAAGCCAGCGCTGATCGACGCCCTGATCTTCGTCGACTACCAGCTTCGCAAGCGCAGGCACTTCGCCGTCAATGCCTGTTTCAGTCCACGTCAGGTGCGCTGCTGAAGTCTCAGGGTGATCGCTCAGCTGCAGCCATTCGCCGCGTCGATAGAAAGGCTTCGCAGTGAAAGTCAGTGTCGCGGTGGTGCGCTTGCCGTGTAGAAATACGTTGCCCTGCGGAATTTCCACCGACGCGTCAATTAGGTCGAAGACCATCGGCTTAGCACCGGGCGCGACCCGCTTCAGCGTGCCACCTTCGCGCACGATACGGTCAACCGTCGACTGAAGATGGTCGAGAATCGAGTAGAAGCGAGCACCACCAGTGGCAGGACGCGTCGACGATGACTGGTGCCGCGTAGAAGACCAGCTGCAACCGGGCGTATCGCCGTCGAAGTATTCGCCCAGCGATGACGACTGCTCGATCAGCACCATAGTCGCGTATGCGTCTGAAGCGCCTGCGCCGACCTGTTCGATGCCGAAGCGCCACGTAGCAGTTGAATCGGCAGCGACCGATACGTCTAGGCGCGTCCACGTGTCAAGCGTAGACAGCGTCGAGCTAGACGCCTTCAGCGTGCCAGACGCGTTGCGCGCAGTCAGCTTCACGCCAGTCGCCGTATTCGTATCCAGATACACGTAGGCGCTGAAGCGATAAGTCTGACCGCTGGTGACAGCAGCAGACAGGTAGGCGACGTCTGTATCGCTATTGCCTTCAGCACGCAGCGCAGTTTCTGCGCCCTGCAGACCGATAGGTGTGCCGGTCTGGTCGAGCACCACGCGAGTCATACCGGCCAGACCGCTGTTAGTCCAGCCGGTTGTATCGACTGCGGCGCGTGGATTCGTAGCCAGATTCGTGCCAGCGCCTTCGGTCGGCTCAGCGACGCGCAGCGTCATTGAAATTTCGCGATTCTGATAGCTGGTGTGCGCCAAGAAATCGCCTTCGGTGTCAGAAGATGACGCGACTACGGGCGAGCGAGCCGGTGCAGGGTAAGCGTGATCAAGCAGCAGCGTGCCCCACGACGTCGTACCGTTCGGGCCGACCAATTCAAGCGGCGCATTCGAAGTCGACTCGCTTACAGGATTCAGTATCAGGCGTTCACCGGGCATTAGTAGCTAGCCAGCCTTCCAGCGGTCGACGGCGTCTGAACGCCCAGACCCACGCGTCCACCGATCTGCCCAGATATGGCTGCGCTCAGTGCCTGCACCAGCACGCCGTATTGCGACGTCGCTACGTTAGTCGCGTTGCGCGAAATCTGTAGCTGCTCAGACAGCAGACGATTAGTTTCTTCCAGCTGCACTGAATCGCCGCCCAGATTCGCAATATCGTCGCGATAGCCCTTTAGCGTCTGACGGGCCTGCGTCAGGGCCTGCCAATCCATAACCTTGCGCTTGTTTTCGCCCTTGCCTATCCATTTAGAAGGCCGCTGCAACCTGCGTTCGCGCTGCGTCCAATACCGTTCAAGCGCTTTCAGTGCGGTCAGATCGTCAGACGTCGTAGGCGTCAATTCAGCGCCAGCCAGATTCGCTTCAAGCCTTGCGACGCCGCCCTTCGCGAATCGCGGCACTGCACTATTCATCGCCATTAGACGGTCAAGACCGATGGCGCTGACCGCTCGACGATTCATTACGAATTCGCCCGGTTCTAGCAGCGCCGGAATGGTGTCGCCTTCGCCCACGCCGGGAATGAAGCCGCCGCGCTGAAAGCCCAGAACGTCGCGAATCTTTCCCGGCATTGACGCAATGGTGCCCTTCAGGTTGCCGATAGCGTCAGCCACGTCTTGCACGACGCCCTTGACGGTATTGAAGGCACTGACGAATACAGACTTGACAGCGTTCGCACCGGCCTTGACCTTGCCGAAGGCATTAGACATCGCGTTCCAGATGCTTGACGCGACCGACTTGACAGCGCCCAGCGCTGCCCTGAACACACTGGCCGTAAGCTTAGCAGCGCCCTTCGCACCGTTGCTAATAAGCTTGAAGCCGTCACCCACCGGGCCGAAAACGCCTCTTATCTTCGATTCAAACCAGCGCCCCATCGCCTTGCCGAACATACTCGCGCCGGTGCTGCCCATATTCAGCAGCGTGCTGAACAGCTCACCCTTCGAATTCCACAGACCCACCGCGATAGCAGCGATGATCTTCGGCGTCGCGACCATAAAGCCTTCGACCAGTGGCGGCGTAATCTGCGTGGTGATCTGCGTAAAGACGGGCACCAGCGCCTGAATGCCCTTCGATATCCAATTACCGACCTGCTTCCAGTCGATTGACTTGAAGGTCTTCGTAATTTCCTGACCGATGGCAGTAATCTTTTCATTCGTCGACAGCTTCGGGTCATTGACGATCTTCGCGAAGTCAGCCATTTTCGTAGCGGCGAAGGTGATCGCAGGTGCTAGCGCCAGCGTGAAATTCTTCTGCAGACCTATCTGAGCCAGCTTCACTTTCAGCAGCGCGCTTCGCAGGTCGCCAGCTTTCTTGAAGCCCAGATCGTCGAAGGTCGCGCCGACTTCTTTCGCGTACTTCAGATTGTCTTTCAGCGCCTTCGGGCCTTCGCGAAGCAGTGGCAGCATCGACTGCCAGCCCCTACCCATAAGCTTGCTTGCAGCATTGACGCGTTCGGTGCCAGCGCCCATACCTTGCAAGCCCTTCGATATATCGACCAGAAGACCGCCGACGCCCTTCGTCTTCAGGTCTTGCAGCGAAATACCCAGCGACTGAAATACGCCGGTCGACGATTCTGAGCCGTCTTTAGCCTGCTCGACCTGCGTTGAAAGCGTCTTGAATGCCATACCCAGCTGCGTGACTTCGATGCCACGCGACTTAGCGACTGCGGCGAACGCTGACGCTTCTTCGGTCGCCATACCCAGATTCAGTGTCAGGTTAGAAGTCGCCTTGTAAAGCTCGATGGTCTGTTCAACCGCAGCCTGCGCTTGCGAAATGCTCAGGTAGGCAGCAGCGGCACCAGCTGCGTATCGCGCAGCGCTTCTGAATGAATTGCCCAGCGTGTGCGTCGCACGATCTACGTTTCTGACTGAGCGCGTGCCGTCGCGGTCGAATTTCCGCAGCGAGCGCGTAGCCTGACTGACGCCGCGATTCAGACCGCTGGCATCTAGGTCAATCGCGACACGAAATTTACCGCCGGACGCAGGCACGCTAAATCGACTGCCTTTCGGCAGCCGTCAGTGGTCGCATATTCATTTCATCGCAGCCCCTGTAGGTCATCTGGCACCTGATCGAAGGCATTACCGGCTGGTCGCGCACCGTCGCCTTCGCCTGTTTCGTGTTCGACGAATCGACTGACTAGAAGCTCGCGATACCACGCAGGTATTACGTAAGACGCTTCGTACCAGTCGAATTGAAAGTATCTTCTGAGCAGGTACAGCTCGACTTCGTCCTGCTCGCTCAGGTAGGGCGGTCGACGCTGCCCTGCCTATCTTCAGTGCCGTTAGCGGCTTCAATGGCTTCGAGCACGTCAGTCCACAGACCCAGAAACTGTCGCGGCGTGATCGCGCCGGATTCGACGCCTTCGGTCAGCACTTCAGACGCTGGCTTTTCGTGGCCGACTGGCTTGACGATCAGGTCGAAGCCTTCGGCTAGCAATTCAAGCGCCCGCGCTTCTTCGGCGTCGGTGTCGCCTATTTCTTCCATTTCAGCCATTAGGTGACTGAAGCGCTTCGACGCTTCGTATGGCATATCGACGGTTTCGTATTTCGTGCCGCCCAGATCGACTTCGACTGGGTTATATGCTCGCAGGCTAATTGCCACGTGTTTTTCTCCTGTGATCGTAGGTACAGAAAATTGCGCAATTACGTTGCACACTGTGTAGCAACCTGCTACACTTCTTCTTGTAAGTCAGTCAATCCACTACAGAAAGGGGTACGACTTATGAAGCACGAAATCAGCATTACGCCGAAGGCAGCCAGCGAGCGGGGAGCGCTCGACGGTTTCCAGATTCGCTGCACGTGCGGCCACGTCGCGGGTAATAGCTTTCGCGTCGGTGCTCAGCACGACGCAAGCGCCCACAGGCGCTGGCACGCTAAGCGCGGCAAGTAAGCCGCAATTCAAGCGAAACAGGCGCCTTCGGGCGTCTTTTTCGTGGTCTAACTGCACACTGTGTAGCAACCTGCTACACTTACGGTGTAAGTCAATCAGCTACAGAAAGGCAAGAAAATGACGAAGGTAAAGACCCGCAACATCGCAACGCTCATCGACCTGTTCGAAGACCGTCGCGTCTGCATCGAACAGCAGCTGGGCGAGCTTGACGATGCGACCGCAGTGCTGCGCGATTACATCGCGACCGCCCACCTGTCGGGAATGACCGACGCGCAGATCGTCGAAGCGTTTGGCGTCACGCTCAGCGAGTATGCCGACGTTGCACACGATCTGAGCGACGGCGTGCGCGCTGACGCGCTGGTCGACGCGATTCGCGCTCAGCGCGCTTAGCACAGCAGCAGAAGCAAGCGAATTAGGCGCCCTGCGGGGCGCCTTTTTCGTGCTTAGGCGTAGCTCGCTGTCGCGTTTACGACTTCGAAGGTGGTCGACCCGCTTGACGCAGTGGTCGACTTCCAGCTCAGCGAATGACCGTGACGACGCCGATTCTGCAGCGCGTCTGGCTCGCCTTCTACGTACTGGGCATTGTCAACCTTGACAGCCATCGAATAGCCGTAGCCGCTGGCGATCACGCTTGACGACTTCCAAGTCGCGGTTAGCGCGAAGCCGGTTGCATTCTTCAGTGCGTCGATATCGTCGACGTCCAACTGGCGCTTGTTTATTTCGCCGCTGACTACGACCGGGCCTTCATTGTCTTTTTCGAGCACGTCAGGCCAGCGCGAAGCGATGCCCAGTGACCGCACAGCTTCCATCGGATTAGAAATCGAGACTGTGAAGTCCTGCGTCGTGCCGGTGCCAGACAGATTCGAAGGCAGGGTCAGGTCGCCGCGAGTGAACGGGCGCACTGCGAGCGCTTCGTAGGCCGGTGTCAGCGTCGGATTCGACTGCCGGTCAAGGTATAGACACGGGCCAGATGCAGTGACCATCGCGCCGCCTTCTTCTGGCGAATCGAGACTGAAGTCGCTGATACCAGCGCCCTTCAGCTTGTAATAGACAGACTGGTCGCTGTAGGCAGCGTCGATCTGCGCAGTGCGCGGCGATGCACCAGACGGGCCGAATGGCGCAGTCCAGCGATGCCGGTAAGCACCAGACGGTATCACGGTGCCAGCTAGGTCAGTGATAATGCCGTCGCCGTTTGCAGTAGTCGGCGCGCCACAGACCAGACCCAGCAGAAATGCCACCGTGTCGGGATAGGCACGCACGCCCAGATCGAACGTAGGCGAATACGCTTCAGGAATGACCGCGAGCGGCTCGTCCTGATTACGTACTTCATCGTCGCGCATAAGATGCGCGGTACCGGGCTTCGGTGCGAGCGAAGTCAGGGGCGGAAACAGTTTCTTCGTCGAAAGCGTCGGTGAATTAGTTTCATTACCGGGCGTGCTTTCGTATGCAAGTCTTGCGTAGCCGTTCGGCATTAGTCATTCTCCTTCTTAACAGCGTTGCGTTCATCGGTGAAGCGCGAAGTGTCATCTGCGGCGCGACCGTCAGCGCGAGCTGCGATCAGACCCTTCTGCCCTGCGTCCAGATCGGCTTCGACCTGAGCTTCGGCAGCAGCGACTTCGCCTGCGGAAATCTCGACCAATTCGAGCGCGTCTTTACGCGCTTCGACGGCCTTCTTCGCTTCGTCTAGGTCTTCGATGACGTCACCGGGCTTACCTACCGGGGTAGGCACGTCGGGGCGGAAATATCCGCGAAGACCAGAAATCGTATGAGGTGTGTCAGGGGCGCCGCCGATAATCAGCCGGACGCCGTGACGCTTACTAGATGCCACGTGCATTTCTCCTGTTCGGTTAGGTGTTAGACGAAGTCGAGCACTGACACGCGTACTGGGTAAACCAGCATCGGACGTGCCGCGCCTTCTTCAATTTCGGGCGGGCCAGCGCTGATAGCTTTCGCCTCTTGCACTGTGCCGCCAAGATCAGGGTCAGCATCGACCGCTGCAATAAACTTTTCGATGACTTCCAGCGCCTGCGCTTGACCGAAGGTGGCGTCTGTGAAGTCGAAGTAGAAAGACACCGGCCATTCAGACCGCCAGTCATACTGCGACAGGTGATCTTCGGCTGCGTCAGGCTCAGTGCGCGAGACTGTAGGTAGCTCGATCACTGCAGCTGGTCGCGCGTCTGTATCGCGTATCAGCCATTTCTTAGCCTTGACCGTCGGGCTGATCGTGCCAATTACTGCCACCAGACCATCGGCAATCGGGTCAAGAATGGTGCTAGCCATTAGCCGAACGCCTTCTGCAGCCTGCGCATAATCGCAGTGCCTACTTCTTGCCTGAATCGCGGCAGACCTGCGTCGATGCCGCGCTCCACGAAGCGCTTACCGCGAATGCGAGCAGTACCACGCACCACTGAGCGCACTTCGCCAGTAGTGCCGACTCGAATTGCCAGCCTGCGCTTCGGGTAGATCGGTCGCGGCAGTGTGCCGCCGTAATTCTGCAGACCGATAATTCTTGAATTCTTGACGCTGCCCTTCGTCGTAATGACGACCTGATTAGTGCGCGGCGCAGTGGCAGTAATCAGACCGCGCAGCTTCGTCGGCGCTGCGCCTTTCTTGACGCGCGGCACTATCCAGTGCATAGCAGCGTCTTTCATTCCGCCCTTGACAGATCGGTAATAGGTGCGCCTGAAGCTGTCCAGACTGTGCACCTGACGTTCGGTTTGTACGTCGCAGGTGACGCCGTTATACGCTCGAACGCTCATAGCACTGTGCGCACGAATGGCTTCAGCAGCATCTGAGCACGCGAAGGTATGCCCTGCGGTCTTTCTAGTGCAGGCTCGTCAACCGACAGCACAGATTCGTAGGCAGTCACGTCGAGCTTCAGCCAATTATTGACCGTAAGAATGCAGGCGTGTTCGACGTCTTTCGGCACCGACGCGAAGCCCCACGTGCCGGTGACTTCAATGACTCGATACGACCAGCGCGCGATAGTGGGCGAAATTGCCGGGTCGATTCTCAGCGCTGTGTAGACACCTAGCGGCTTATGCACCGGCACCAGCCGATAGTCAGCAGCCAGAAGCGTAGTCGGTGAAGCAGTGTCGGTATCGAATCTAACCTGACTAAGCGACTGCAGATCGAATGGCGACAGATCAAGCAAGCCGCCGCCCTTGTATTCGAAGGTGCGTGCGAACGGATTCGTACCAGTGGTCTTGAATTCGCGTTCGCAGTATCGCGATATCGCATCTGAAGCACGCGTAATCATCGCGCTAATTTCAGCGTCTTGC